CTCGCCGGGCTGACCAAGAGCTTCCTCGACCTGGCGGAGTCCACACGGGAATACCGGGAGGACCAGGCCAAGCTGGACGCAGCCTTCACCACCGCCGGATTTACGGCGGAACAGGCCGGTGAAGCCTACACCGGCTTCTATGCCATCCTGGGCGAAGAGGATCGCAGTGTGGAAGCGGTCAACCACCTCGCCAAGCTCTGCTCCACCGAGGAAGAGCTGGCGCAGTGGACGGACATTGCCGCCGGCGTGTGGGCCACCTTCGGAGACAGCCTTCCCATCGAAGGTTTGACCGAAGCCGCCAATGAGACCGCCAAGACCGGCACCATCACCGGCCAGCTGGCGGACGCGCTGAACTGGGCCGGCGTCAATGAGGAAGCCTTCCAGTCGGCGCTGGATGGCTGCAGTTCCGAGCAGGAACGCGCCGCGCTCATCACCGATACCCTCAACGGCCTGTACCAGGAAGCGGCGGAAAACTACAAAACCCTCAACGGTGATGTGATGGAAGCCCAGCGCGCCCAGGCACTTCTTACCGATGCCTACGCCCAGCTGGGCGCTATCGCGGAACCCATCATGACCACGCTGAAGACCATGGCGGCGGATGTTCTTACTGCCATGATTCCCTTCGTGTCCCTCATGGGCGAGGGGCTGCAGGGCGTGCTGAACGGCACCGCCGGAGCCGCCGAGACTTTCGCCGAGGGCATCTCCGGTCTGGTGTCTGTGTTGATGGAGAAGCTCTCCACCATTGTGCCGGTCATCGGGGAAGCCATCCTCGCCAGTCTTCCGGTACTGCTGGAAGCTGGAGTGAATATCATCGCAACCCTTGTCACCGGCATTGTGAACGCGCTGCCCCAACTGGCCGCAGCCGCCCTGTCCATTGTTCTCCAGCTCGTCACCAGCCTAACCGAGCTGGCGCCACAGCTTTTACAGGCGGCAATGCAGGTGGTGGCGACCCTGGCTTCCGGCATCGCTTCCGCACTGCCTCAGCTGGTTCCCACCATTGTACAGATGGTGGTGCAGATCTGCCAGACCCTTATCGCCAATCTGCCCCTCATCCTGGACGCGGCTCTGCAGCTGGTCACGGGGCTGGCCCAGGGCATCCTCAACGCCCTGCCGGTGCTCATCGCGGCTCTGCCGGAGATCATCAACGGAATTGTGACCTTCCTGCTGAACTCCATCCCCCAGATCATCGAGACGGGCATCCAGCTTCTGACCTCGCTGGTGGCGGCTCTGCCGGACATCATCACCGCCATTGTCGCAGCCATCCCGCAGATCATCGAGGGGATCATCACAGCCGTATTAAACTCCATCCCGCAGATCATCCAGGCTGGTATCGACCTGCTGGTGTCGCTCATCCAGGCGCTGCCCCAGATCATCACCACCATCGTGGCGGCTATCCCGCAGATCATCACCGGCATCGTGAACGCCCTCATCAACAGCATCCCTCAAATCATCCAGGCGGGTGTAGAACTGCTGGTGTCCCTGATTGCGAATCTCCCGACCATCATTGCGGAGATCATGAAGGCGATTCCGCAGATCATCACGGGGATCGTTTCGGCCCTCGGCCAGGGTGTCTCCCAGATCGCCGAGGTGGGCGCCAACCTGGTGCGCGGCCTGTGGCAGGGCATCCAGTCTCTGGCCGGGTGGATTTGGGATAAAGTCTCCGGCTGGATCTCCGGTATCTGGGACGGCATCCTAAACTTCTTCGGCATCAACTCGCCCTCCAAGGAAATGGCCTGGGTAGGCGAAATGCTGGTGGAGGGCCTTGCCGGTTCCATCGAGGACAACGGCGGTCAGGCGGTGAAAGCCGCCGAGGGAATGAGCAAGAACATCAACGGGGTCATGCAGGACCTCGCCAAGGATATGACCACGGCGCTGCCCACGGATTTCTCCGTGAAGGGCAGCGTGGAAAACGCCATGACCTCCGCAGTTTCCGGCGGCTCTGGGAAGAGCGGCTTCGTCCTGCAGCTGAATATCGGCACCTTCAACAACTACACCAATGAGGACATCCGGCAGCTCACCAATGAGATCATGGTGACCGCCGGTCAGTTTGCCAAGCGGAAAGGGGTGGTATTCGCATGAACTATTTTGTGTATAACGGGGTTTCGTCTCTGGACATGGGGCTTCGCATCGAGAGCAAGAATGTGTTTTCCGCCCCGGAGTACGATGTGACCTTCCAGTCCATTCCCGGCAGGAACGGCGACCTCATCCTGCCCAATGGCCGCTATCCCAATGTGCAGGTGACCTACTCCGTGTTCCTGCCCGCCAAGTCCATCGCCGAACTGGCGGAGAAAATCACCAAGGTCAAAGCCTGGCTCTATGGGGAGCAGAACGCTTATCACACACTGTCCGACAGCTACGATACCGTCTACACCCGGAAGGCGGTGTACTCCGGGAGCTTGGATATTGAGGACCAACTCAACCGCATCGGCGTATTTACCGTCAGCTTCTCCTGCCATCCCTTCCGCTACAGCGTGGACGGAACCGAGCCTGTCACCCTCACGCAGTCCGGCTCCACAGTGACCAACCCGGAGAGTTTTGAGTCTCTGCCCATCCTCACCCTCACCGGGGAGGGGACGGTGACCCTGACCATCCAGGGAGGCGGTCAGAACAAGAGCTGGGTCTTTACCGGGCTGGACGGGAGCATTGTCTGCGACAGCGAGCAGATGAACTTTTACTCAGGCACGGCCCCCATGAACGACAAGGTCAGCGGGGACGGATTTCCCAGGCTGCAGCCCGGCGTTAACACCATCTCCTGGGTGGGAACGGTGACCAGCCTGGTGGTACAGCCAAGGTGGGTGACGCTATGATCCCGGTTCTGTTCAAAGCAAATGCGGTGGATTTCTCCACCTACGGCATTGGCGTGCTGGCAGACTGCATCTCCTGTGAGGTGACCGAGGAGCGAAACGGCGCCTACGAACTGGTGCTCCAATACCCCGTCACAGGGCGGAACTACGGAGAGCTGTCCTCCGAGCGGATCATCAAGGCC